GCATTGAACTCATCAATCATCTGCTTGTTTACTTCAGACAACGCTTGCCGACCGTTACGAGAAGTATACCGATAGTAGTCAGCTTTGATGGTGTTCATCAGTTCGTAGATCGCAGTGGTCATTTCATAGTTCATAGTAGTACCTCTCTCTCTTACACTTATAAGATAGTGTCTTCCAGAACAGATTTCAACCCCTTACCATCACTTTTTTCGGAAATCTCCAGCATTTCTTTCTTAGCTAACCGAAGAACAATGTACATCAAGTTCCGAGGATACCAATCAAAGGCCATCTTCATCGCTTCAGGTAGGTTCTCAGTCTTCACATTGTAAAGACCTTTCTTGTAATACCGAATCACGTCATAACCAGCATTATGGTTATAGTTGTCTTTGGCATAGTCTTCAAGCGCTTGTTTAGCTAGATTCGTCATTTTAGTGATCCCTTTAGTTAGCTGTGATTACCCGTTGGTATTGTGTAGTAGCAGATCCGTTCACCTCTGATGTAACACGAGCAAGCCCTTGTGTCAACAGATAACTAGCTTCAGCGAACACCCGACTCATCAACGTTTGATTGTTGGTGTCTTCAAGCCGCATCGTAACACCTTCTTCATTAGTCTCATGAACGATCTGTCCACCAGACTGAAGAACTTCAAGAACGTATGTTGAAAGCATTGGAACGTGAGTCATTTAGTACCTCTCTCTTACATCTAATACATAAGCATTGAACAAGTGTTTGTCAAGAGGTGTACTGAACTTTTTTTGGATAGCCTTATTATACATTATCATGAGCCATAAAGACATTATACCACACCTGAGAAGCATGTCAAGGACATTTTTTATAAATACCTAGAACAAAATCAACGGAGTAACATGATGCTATCTTTCAAAGAATACAATGAAGTCAATACTGTGGTAACCTACGAGGAGTACTGTGATTTTCTGAATGGGCATCTGGTAGAAAAGGTCACACTGACAAGAACACTTCAGGATCTGAAGAATCACATCATGTCAATCGCAAACGACTTCAAGATGTCTTACACTGAGATTGTGAATGCTTTTCAGGAGAAAAGTGTGTTCGCTCTTCTCAAGGCTTTCGGCTTCTCGCTCAAGAAAATGGCCTCTGCTACCTACAAGTCTATCACATCACTGAATCAGCTTCTAATGAGCATTGTGAGCCAAATGTCTGAGACTGGTGATCTCAAAAAACTTGAAAAGGGGTCTATGACAGCCGACCAGCTTCTTTCTAAGTACCCTTCTTTGAAAAGAGTGACTGGACCTATGGTCGCTGGCTTTCTTGTGTATCAATGGATGAACATGTCATTTTCTGGGGACTTCAAGCAAGACTTTGACGTTTCTAACATTTTAGATGCTCTACGCGGTCAATACGCTATTGAAGACGTTTTGGCTAGCCCACTAGGATTCAAGTCAATGATTCAACTTATGACTGGTCTATCGCTTGGTCTATCATTTCCATGGAACGTGTTAGTGCCTGCGAATCTGTTTCTTGCGTTTCTGTTTACAGCCGCACTAAAGTCTAAAGATAAGAACATAAAGGTTGTTGCTAAAAAAGCAATAGAAAAAAGCGCACCACGTGGAGGTGGAGCGCTTACTACTAAGTATCTCTAGTTGTATCCTAACACCGCAACATTTTTTAGTGTCTCGCGATTTCGTTCTGTCCACATTCTCTCAAAATCTTCTTCGTGGACAACGCATTCGTGATTACCCCAGATTCTTTTGAAATAAGATGTGTAGATAGAAAAAACATCTTCTTCTGACCAAGACTCAGGTATTAGCTGCCCCTTTACGATCCAATAGTATCTATTAGCTTCTTTTATCTCATTTTCCGTCATCTCTGAGACTCCTTACATGGCTTCCGTGAATACGAACTTGTATTATGTTGTTATAATACTCATCACTAAGTAACACCTTACGCTCAACCTGCTCTAGCATCTCTAGATAGGACAGTTCACCCTTAGACATACAAAGGTGTAGTATTTCTCTGTGGAAGTTGTCGCGGCCATGCTCTTCAACAAGAGTCTTTACCAAATCAGAAGACCCGAAGTAGTCCTGCCAGTCACTTTCTTTGACGACAGTTCTCTTTCGGGTCTTACCTTTTAGCGGAGGTAGTCTTCTTTTTGACTTGAAAAGTTTTTTACCAACGTATTTCTTATCATTACTCAAATCGGTGATTACATAGACAAAGCCCACATAATCACCGATCATTTCAGAAGTAAACTCTTTACCATTATAATACCACATGAAACCCTCATAGTTTCATGTATTTATTCTTCCCATTCCTCGTCTTCGTCAATCATCATTTCATCATCATCGTCATCAAACTCTGGGACTTGTTCACCACAGGCTGGGCAGTTCGCAAGAATGTCATCTTCGCTTTCAAACTCAACAGAGTATTCTGTGTCGCAATAGGGACACGTTTCTTCGTATTTGTAGCTCATAGTTGTTTTACCTCCAATCCACACTTCTCTAAAAAGTGTATTCCGTCTTCTGATCGGTATTTATGCTTATAGTAAACTTTGGCAATACCAGACGCATAAATCAACTTAGCGCAGTTCATACATGGTGAATGTGTGATGTAAATCTCACTCCCTTTACCACTTTCGTGTGATGATGCTAGTTTAGCAATGGCATTCTCTTCTGCATGTAATACTTCTGGTTTAGTTTTGAAGTTTTCGTCTTCACACTCATTATTCCAACCAGAAGGCATACCATTATACCCGATAGAAATGATGCGATTGTCTTTCACCACAATCGCACCGACTTGAAGTCTCTTAGCAGTAGACAGAGCGCCGAAGCGCTCCGCCGTGTCCATGTATGCTTGTTGCCACTTATTCATCAGAATGTGATTTCACATTGTCCACCTTGGCAGGCCGCAGCACCTAATGTGTCAATGTCAGTGTAACGCTTACTTTCAAGTTGTGTCACAAAGTCAACTGGCTTCACGTTCTGCTGAATCTTCGTCCAACGATGTAGCAATGTAACATCTTTGAGGCAGTACTCAGCTTCTTTCATGTCGCCATCAAAGTAAGATTCGGCAAACTTTTTGAAGCGACGAATCCAATCAGCACGTAGATCAGATAGTTCTCCGCGATGCTCTTCTGGCAACTGTGCTGTTGAACATGCTTCCCAAAGATTGTTGAAGCCCTTACGAGTGTCAACAATAAGACCAGCCGCAAATAGGGCGCCACGTCCATAATTATCAACAATCTGCTGTTCTGTCAAGACTTGTGTGAATGGTGCTTGGTTGAAGTCTTTATCACCAGACCCAGACAAGAAAGAGATGCCAGCATAAGAGTGACGATTATCAAAAACATAATCTTCAACTTCTTTCCACTGATGATTCAAAACAGTGACCGTATTTGAAACATTGTGACGAACTGTTGGATCAGCACAACGTTCAACACGAGTACCAGCTTCTACCCAGTTTTGTTGTACCATCTTGACCATTTCAAGTAGGTTCTTACCTAGCATAGCTTCTTTATAGATTGACCCTTCTTTTGAAATGATCGGGAACGAAATGATGTAGTCTGTTTTACCAGCAGACCAAACACTCTCTTCAATCATGTATGGGTTAGTTTCGGCGATCAACTGAGCAACTTCACTGTCTTTGTTCATCTGAACATTACGTAGATAACGAGGTGCGTGTTCTGCGTGAATGCCAGATGCTGTTTGAAGTAGTACGGATGCGTTACCAGACGGCTTGACGCATGTTGTACGAGCCGCTGGATTGATACCAATCAGTTCTGCGACTTCTTCGTTTACGGCCTTGACGACTTCAGCACCTTCACGCTGAATCTCTGGGTCAAATAGAACTTCGGGGTTATTCATCCAACCTGTGATAGAAACGCCAAGAAGTGCCTCACGATCAAAGATTTCTTTCGTTGTGTTTGAAAGGTATTTGAAGTCTGTGTAGCCAGCTTGTAGAGTACCCATGATAGCGCCAGCGCGACATGCTTTGAAAAACTCTTCTCTTGTCGTACACTTGCCGCCATTGATTTCAGTCAGATTGCATCCCTGCCAACCAGACTTACCGTCAATCTGTGGGAACATGCCGATTTCAACACATGGGTTTGTGGTGTGATCTCTTGAATCAACAAAGTAGAAACCAGGTTCACCAAACTGTTTGATACTCTCCATGAGTTTAGAAAACTGTTCACGAGTCACTTCATCGCGTACAATCACAGCCGAGTTATTTGAGCGACCACGCTGTGGGTTGTCAACAAACCAGTTGCCAGTCTTAGCTTTAGCCATCTCTTCATCGTCTGGTGAAAAGAGACAAATTGTTGCTGATCTACGAACACCGCCAGCCAAAACAGCATCTGCGGCGTGCATTGCAATGTCATAGACGTGAATCGGGCGAAGACGTGTCACACCAGATAGAACAAGACCCTGTAATAGGTATTCAATCTTGTCAAGTGCGCGACGAAGTGGTTCTGGACCTGGTGCTTTGAATCCACCAGAAATCTCTGAACCCTTTGGGCGAATCTGAGACAAGTCAAAGTAAACCTTACGACCTTCAAACTCTGAGAACGTTCCACCACCAACAAAGTATGATGACATAAGAACACCAAGAGCATCAGCCCAGCCTTCAATGCTATCTTCTACGACATAACCCTTAGCCTGCTTTTTGCGTTCTGCGATGTCTGGTAGTTTTTCTACATGATGATACTGAACAGAGAAGCCTGCGCCAGCGCCACAAAGTAGAATGTAGAAAAGCTCCTGAAAAAACGCTGTGCGATCTGCATAGGAAGAGGTACAGTTATACATTCGCATTTGGTGTTTCAGTAGTTGCTCACCTCCAAACTGTAAAGCCCTTTGCGCACCAAGTGCGTATTGCAGTTTGTATAGAGACTCAGCTTCATCAATCATCTGAGATAGTTTAGGAGTCATTTTATCTTTGTAATAATCTCGGTGCATGTTCATCACACGAGTAACAGCTTCTTCCCACG